TCAATACTTAACAGGCATTAGTGGCACAGATACTATCGTTGCTACAGCTGCTTTAGGTATGACAGCTTATGCTGCTGGTCAAGTGTTTAGGTTTATTGCGTCAGGAACTAACACAGGCGCTGTGACGATTAACATCAACGCTATTGGCGCTAAAGACATTACTAAGAATGGTGCAATTAGCTTAGTTGCTGGTGACATTACATTAAACGCTATTGTGCAAGTGGTTTACGATGGCACGCAATTCCAGTTAGTAGGAATAGGTGGTGGTGGTGGTGCTACTGGTGGTGGTTCAGATGAAGTGTTTATCGAAAACGACCAAGTGGTAACAACAAGCTATTCAATCCCTGCAACCAAAAATGCAATGACTACTGGCCCAATAACAATAAACGCTGGTGTTACTGTAACCGTTCCTGGCGGTTCACGCTGGGTAGTATTATAAGAGGCTATGATGGAAACTCAAAACTTAATCAACATTGTAGGCGGTACAGTTCTTTCTGTTCTAGGCTGGTTTGCTAGACAGTTATGGGACGCTGTGCAAGACCTTAAGCGTGATGTAAAAGCGATTGAGGTTGACCTGCCTACATACTATGTTCGCAAGGAAGACCTAGAAGCTAGACTAGACCGCCTAGAAGCTGTGCTTAACCGTATCTTTGAGAAGCTTGACAACAAAGCTGACAAATGACACAACAAGAAAAATTAGAGGCTCTTTTTGACAAGTTAGTAGGTCAAAGAATAGAAGAAGTAGGTATTGACAACGATGAGTTTGTAATGTATACAGAGGATGGCACTTGCGTAGTGCTTTTCTCTGATGAGGACTTACAACTATATTATGAGCTTCCTGACAAAACCCACTAAGACACACTTCGTGTTGCCTGATGTCCAGGCTAAAGATGGGAATGACTTTACATTCCTAACCTGCATAGGTAAGTACCTTGTAGACAAAAAGCCTGATGTAATTATATGTATAGGGGACTTCGCTGATATGGAGTCCCTTTCTTCTTATGATGTGGGTAAAAAGTCATTTGAAGGTCGTAGCTACCAAAAAGATATTTGGGCTGCTAGAGAGGCTATGGATGCTCTTCTACAACCTATATATGACTACAACAATCAAGCCAAAAGTTTTAAGCAAAAGCAATACAAACCTCGTATGGTGCTAACGCTTGGAAACCATGAAGACCGTATTAATCGTGCTATTAACGAGGATAGGAAGCTAGACGGCCTTATCTCCATTGATGACTTGCCTTACCAAGATTGGGAAGTTATACCATTCTTAGAAGTTATTGTCATTGACGGCATAGCTTACGCTCACTACTTTACATCGGGTGCTATGGGCAGACCTATTTGTTCTGCTGCCGCTATATTGACCAAAAAGCACATGAGTTGTTTTGCTGGGCATATGCAAGGACGGCAAGTAGCTTATGGCATGAGAGCTGATGGCACGGAAATGAGCGCAATCATATGTGGGAGCTGTTACGAGCATACTGAGGCTTATTTAGGCGCTCAAGGTAACAATCACTTTCGTGGGTGCTATATGTTATACGATGTAGAGGATGGCCGTTTTGACGAATTGCCACTAACACTTAAATACCTTAAGAGTAAGTATGCCTAGCCCTTCGGGGCATTTTTTGTAGGTAAAATATGAAACAGATTAAGCTATGTGAGTGTTGCGGTGAGCCTTACGAGATAGACGATGCTGACATAGACTTTCATGTCTGCCATGAGTGTAATGTATACGATGAAGATTTAATTGGAATTATTGATATTGAGGATGAGATATGATTGGTGAATTTATAGCAACATTGTTTTTAGCCCGTGATGTAGCACACAGAGAACATCTACGCACTAAAAGCTATTCTCAACACAAAGCATTAGGCCACTTCTATGAAGACATAGCAGGGTTGGCTGACAAACTAACAGAAGCTTATCAAGGCCGTCATGGGATTATTAAAGAAATACCTATACTGACCGAAGAAGAGAAGTATAAAGAGCCTATCTACTGCATAGCTGAGAAACTAGCCTATGTTGAGAAGAATCGTTACAAGTGCATACCTAAAGATGATTCTGCGTTACAGAATATCGTGGACGAGGTAATCGGTGAGTTCTTAAGCCTTATCTACAAGTTGGAAAACCTTAAATGAAGTTGAGCGAGCATTTTACGCTTGAGGAGCTAACCTTCTCACAAACAGCAGTTCGCAGTAACATCAACAACAACCCATCTCAAGCAGTTAAAAACAACCTTAAAACACTAGCTGACAACCTTGAGAAAATACGCACATTCTTAGGCCATCCATTACGCATTAGCTCTGCCTTTCGTTGCATGGAGCTTAATCGCAAGATAGGCGGTTCTGTAAACTCTGCTCACATGGACGGTTTAGCTGCTGACTTTACTTGCGCTGGGTTTGGCAAGCCCATTGATGTCGTAAAAGCTTTATTTAAGTCTGGCATTAAAGTAGACCAAGTTATTGAGGAAGGCGCTTGGGTTCATGTATCGTTTGACCCTAAAATGCGCCAGCAATTCTTAACAGCAACTTTTATGAACGGCAAGCCATCTTACAAACCTTTTAAGGAGTAATTATGAAAGCATTTTTATTAGCCCGTGGCAAAGAATCATCTACATGGAGGGGTCTAATAGCCCTTTTAACAGCCGTAGGCTTGACTTTATCACCAGAGCAAGGTGAAGCTATTGTCGCACTCGGTTTAAGCGTTATAGGCGCTATTGGCGTGTTTACAGCAGACAAATGAAATACCTGTTAGCAATCATAGATAGGCTGCTTGCTCTATACCAAGAGTGGGCAGCTAAAAAGGAGCAGAAAGATGTGCAACAAGAAAGTGAGCAAATTGAGGCAGCTCCTGCTGATTGGTTTGAGCAGCACTTTGATAGCTTGCACGACTACCATGCCAAAGCCGTATCCCCTCAAACCGACCCTCAACATCCAAAAGGTTGATGGCGGTATTTGCTTGAGTAAAGAGGACACAGCAAAGCTTGGTAAATATATACTTGAATTGGAAAGACGCTAATTAGTGCTTTTCACTAGCTTGCATTAATAATCCTACCGATGTGCAAAAAACCTAATTCTGTTACTATGTATCTTACAGTATACATTTCGTATGCTTTGTAAATTAGGAGATACATCATGTGGACAACTCCAGCAGCTACTGAAATGCGTTTTGGCTTTGAAGTTACAATGTATGTAATGAACAAGTAATATAAGATAGTCGCGACTTTTATTCAAAGTTATGCAATAAAGTCGGGAAAAGTAATATAGGCGGTTAAGCCGACATTAGAGGATGTAGTAAGTAACGAGTTTTTCGGCTTTCTGCGTTACATGAAACAACTACCAAATCTACGCCTTACTTGTTTTATAAGCAATAAACAATCCACAAGCTAAACCCAGCCCAAATGCTGTTGAATAGCACAGCACATACTCAATTATCGTTTGTAACATCGTATACCGTCCGTAAGATTAATTCACAATAGTGTATAGCTTTTCTTACATCGTCAGCACCGTTCTTAGCATGATGCCTGGATATATACTTAACCACATTCCCCTCAAGAAAAGTTAGGTTATTAGCCACTATAAACTCTACTGGCTGTATGGCCATACTAGCGTAGTGATTGCCACCTACCTGTTTCATTAAAGCGTCTACTTGCTCCATAGACTCTTCCCATGCTTGCTCTGACATACCATCACTCATAGTGTTCTCCTGTAGGGCCATTCTGACCTATAACATCAACTCTTTTTTCGTCTTCTTCAGTCCACCATTCGGGGTTTTTCTTTAATGCCTCTGACATCAAAGAATTAAAACCTCGCTCAATCAACCACCGCTTAGCTTCTTTATCCATGTATAACTCGCAGACTACGCTACCGTCAGCAAGCTCCTCTATATCGTTTACCTCAATAATCATTTGTTCCTAGCCTCCCTAGCATCTCGTTCCGCTTCCCCTTGAAACCGTAGGTAGATATTCTCAATCAACTGGCCTAAGTTACTGTTTGTCGTATTAGGCACACTCAAGACTATTCTACGCACAGCTTCGCCAAAACTCTCTACATTCTTTTCGTCTAGCTTTTCCATTCAGGGTCTACCTCCGCTGTGTAGTAAGTCAACAAAACTTTACAAGCTTTGATGTTTGCCTTAAACATAGCTTTGTCATCTTTATGGTAAGACCTTTCTAAACTCATCTCGCTGTCCATTAATTCAGCTTTAAGCAAAGTTATAAACAAAGCTTCACGAATATCTAGTAGCAAATTATCGTGGTCGGTAAAGTCTAATTGTATTTTCATAATGTTGTTTTAGCCCGTTTAACGAAGTTTTTTGGATGTAGACGATACTTTGTATCAAGTTCTATTTTTAATCGCTCTACGGCCTCTCTACGAGCCTCTACGACCCCTTCTGAAGGTGGTGAAAGAAGCCTTAAATCATTAATCATGCCTACTGATGGATAATACGGTAAGATATTTAACATATTGCCTCCTAGAAGGGCTTTCGCCCTTTTCTTAAAATGGAATGTCACTTTCGATGTCTTCAGGTTTGTTAGATTGAACTGGCTCACTAACATACGGCTCACTAAATGAGAAGCTAAAGAACTTGCCAGCTTTGCCTTCTTTTAACCAGGCTGACATACGCATTTCTTTCCCGTTAATCATGCAATTACCAGTGTAATCAGGGTGATTATCTTTTTCTTTGCGGTTGTTTTTAAAAAGACTGCCGCTGTTATCTCGTTGTTCGTATTGTGCCATGTTAGTTCCCTTTTTGATATTTCTTAAATGTTGACCGTGTCTTGCTATCTAATAAGCCCCACAAGACTAACTTTTGGTCATTGTCTAGTGAGTCCCATGTTACTTTAGCCTCTTGTGGATTGCCGTCAGCTACAAA